GGTAAGCTGGCCGGACTCTTGAACCGTTTGAACTGAAACTCTAGATCGCCCTTTACTCGATAGGCAGAATCCCATCCAGGAGCAGCATGACCTCCGGGAGGGTGATTCACATACAAAACGTCTCCTGAGATAACTCGGGGGAGATGTGTGGACCACTTTGGAGGTCACAATGGCTGACTCCGCGACTCTGATCCGCGAACTCCAGACGCAAGCCAAAAAGCGTGACGCGGACATGGAAATCCTGACGAAGAACTTCAACGTCTTGGTGGACCGTCTCTCCAAGACGCCTGCCAACGGGCATCCCAACGCCTCCCAGGTGTTCGGTGCCCCACATATCCGCCACGGCGAGAACGTGCTGACCTCGCGTGGTTTCTCCTTCATGAAGATGATCGGCCTCATCACCGGGGCCATCTCTGATCCGAAGGAGTGCCAGGTAGAGGTCCAACTTCACAACAAGCTCGCCAAGGCTTCCGAGCAGTCCGGTTTCCAGTGGGCTTTGGGAACGGGGGTGACGGGAGTTCCCCGTGGTCGGTTCATGGCCCCGTTGTCCACCAGTTATTTGCCCATCGACATGGTGGATAACAACTTCCGTGTCGAGATGAAATCTCTCGTTCAGGCTGGGTGTGCCGGGGCGGATTACGACGAGATGAAGTGGATTCGGAGGAAGGAACTCCAGAACATGGGGTACTCCTCCAAGGCCCTCTCCTGGTTGAACGAACTCACGGGAGGTGCCATCGTCGCCCCCCCGGAGATGGGCGAACTGATCGAACTCCTTCGTAACAAGGAAGCCCTTGTCAACGCCGGTGCCCGGACGATCCCCCTGCCCCCCCAGGGACGGCTCAAGTTCCCCAGGCAGACCTCCCCTTCCACCACGTTTTGGGTGGGTGAGAACTCCCCCATCACGGAGTCTCTGATCGGCACGGGCGAGGTCACCCTCCAAGGGAAGAAGCTCGCCGTCTTGATCAAGGCCCCGAACGAGTTGATCAGGTTCGCCTCTCCGGCTGCGGAAGCCCTGCTCCGGGATGACATGACGAAGTCCCTGGCTCTGGGATTGGACCTCGCTGGACTGGAAGGGGCTGGTGGCGATCATCGTCCCCGTGGCGTGATCAACTTCCAGAACATCACCAAGATTTCCTCGTCCGACCAGAGGACGAACGGCGACAAGATCATCGGGAACGACATCTACAGGTTCATCGCCGCCGTGGAGGAGGCGAACGCCGAGTTCGAGGCGTTCATCATGCGGCCGAAAACCCTGTACAAGTATTACCAGTTGCGTGCGGACGCCGCCTCTCAGGGGGATAACGCCGGCCCGTTCCTGTTCAATTTGATCCGGGAAGCTCAGGACGGTGCCCAGGCCACTCTGGCTGGCTATCCCGTGGTCAAGAGCACCCAGGTCTCCCAGGTGAGGTCCAAGGGTTCCGCCTCCAACCTCACCTACATCGCCGGTGGCATGTGGAGTGATCTCCTGATCGGTATGTTCGGGGCCATCGAGTTCGCGGCGACGACTCTGGGCGATACGCCTTTCCAGCAGGATCAGACGTGGGTGCGGGGTATCCTGACGGCTGACATCCAGGCCCGTCATGAGGTGGCTTTCGTGTGGATGGACGGTCTCGATCCGACGATCATCAACTAATCCCTAAAGGGGATAATTCGCCCTGACTGAATCAATCACTCCAACAGGAGACAAGATATGTCGGCTAACTTGGTCGTGGACCTGGGTAACACCTGCCTCATGGATAACACCCTCCCTCCCAATACGGGCAGTGTGGGTTCCGGAGGCGTTGTGGATGCCTTTAGGTCTGGCATCATGATTGGTGCCTCCGTGGATATGCTCCACGCGGACACGTTCTGTAACTTGTTGGTTCAGGGGTACTGTGCTACGTCCGGCCCCCTCGTCCTCCAAGTGCAAACGTCTGATACGGACGTGTCGGGGAACTACACGGACCCCACTTCCGGCGTCTCCCAGTTCCCCACCACGTTCCAGTCTGGGGGACTGCTCTACATCGGTCTGTCCGGGAACACACAACCCGGCATTTTCAACTCGGGTTTCGTCTCGGGGCAGGCCATCCTGTCCGGCTTCGCCTGTGCTGCTGCCTTCCAGAGGCTCGGTAGGTTCGCTCGTGTGAACATGCTCTCCGGGTTCTACGCCGGTCCCTTGCAGGTGACGTTCATCAGCAACTACAAGACGACTGGGTCGGGGGGTGGCTTCTCCTACTCCCCAGGGTCAGGGACCATCAACGTCTAGGGAGATTCCTAGAGTGTTGTACTCGGATTTGGTGGAGCTAAAACTTGCTCTAGGTATCAATCCTGGCAACAAGGCCGAGGACAAGGCTATCGCTCTCTACCTAGAGCATGCTTCCTCTTGGATCGAGGAGTTCATCAACCGACCCGGCATGAAAGGAGGCTAAGGGGATACTCCTCTTTGTGTTTGTATTTTCATTCAGGCTATGCTATACTTTCTATGGGAATTTCTTATAGAGGGTACAGCAATGCCTGGTGGAAGATTTACAAAGATAGCAAAAGGGGACAAGTTTGGGAGGCTAACAGTCCTCCAAGTTCGCCCGTGGAAGGTCGGAAGACCTAACGTTCTCTGTGTCTGTTCTTGTGGGAAGAATCATGAGGTGTATAGTGACAGTTTGAAAAAAAGCGGGGACAAAGCTTCTTGTGGTTGTTGGGTACGCGAGAAGCTTCGGGAGAGGGGTGGGAGAATCAGTCGGACGCATGGACTATCACAAACGGTGGAAGGTCGGAGTTGGGGTTCTATGATAAATCGTTGTTACAACAAGAAACAACAATGCTATAGAAACTATGGGGCTAAAGGAGTAATTGTGTGTGTTTTTTTGAGAGAGTCTCCTATTAACCTCTTGGCCTTATTGGGACACTCCACGGAGGAGCGTTGCAGTCTTGACAGATTTCCGGATCACGTTGGGAACTATACCTGTGGGAAGTGCAAAGAATGTAAAGAGGAGGGTTGGAGTCTGAATGTCAGGTGGGCGACAAGGAAAGAGCAGAACAGGAATAGGGGCAATTACAACTGTATGATTACGGCGTTCGGGGAGACCTTAACTAAAAGTGAGTGGATGGAAAGGTCTGGGTTGAGTTGGGACTGTTTGACTCGTCGGCTTCGGAACGGCTGGGATTCAGAGAAAGCTCTAGCGACGCCTGATGTCAACGGGAATTGTTTTCAGTTAGGATAGTCATGCTCTATTCGGACGTAAATGAGTTGAAAATTGTTTTGGGGATCAACCCTAACAACAAAGCAGAGGACAAAGCAATAGCTTTGTATCTTGAGCATGCTTCCTCTTGGATTGAAGAATTTATTAACAGACCTGGAATGTCTTACTCTTCGCGTACCGAGTTTTATCGAGGGACGGGAACGCAAAAACTTCTCCTGCGTTCCCGTCCTGTCTGGCCGCTTCCCAACACTCCTAACCAAATCTCCGTCATCGTGGACGAAAGTGGTTACTGGGGCAGCACTCCCGGATCATTCGGGACAGGGGACAGCACTTCTGAACCACTTGTATACGGAACGGATTTTGCCGTGTGGGGATTGGATGACGGGAAATCATCTAGATCAGGGATCCTCTACCGAATTAATGATCTCTGGCCTAAACCAATGCAACGTCAGCAAGGCTTCCTCGCCCCATTCATCGGGGAGGGCAACGGATCTGTCCAAGTGTCCTACTTCGGAGGTCACACCGTGGACACCCTCCCCGCTGCCTTCCGCCTTGCTTGTAACCTTCTCATAGCCAGAATGAGGTTTATTTTCCCTATTGGAGCGGAACTAAGTGCATCATCCCTCGAGGACGCAAACTTCTCCATTATCAACGGAAAGCAAAAGTTACTAGAGTTAGTGAATCCTATACTCTGGAACTATCGCAATTGGAAGTGGTGACAGGTGCCTGCTAACCGGAGTAACACCAACTGGGTGCATCGCATGGCCTACGCAGGGCTCTTGCGTTCTTGCACCTTGCTCAAGCGAAACGTCGATCAGCAAGAGGGGACAGTCCAAGCCATACAGCTTTTCGAGACAAGGCGAGGTCCAATTAGCAAGACTGGGGAACCTATCCAGGATGACATGACGACGAATCATACAACTAAGTGGATGATTTCCCGGATGGAGATGGAAAGAGTAGGAGTCAAAGACATCAACGTGCTGGACCGTTTTGTCGAAGATCACGACGAACAGGACCAGCCTCTCCCAAAACCCTGGAGAGTGTGGCAACCGGAGAGCGGGCAGACGATAGACCTACGGACGGCTCAGAATTACATCTGGTTGAATTGCGTGAGAGTAGATCCACCAACAGGAACTCAGTAAATGGTTGTAGGTCGTGACTTCGTGGTGCCGGGTGAGGCCCTTGTCCTTGTAAAAGGTCAGGGAGCCCTCAACTGCGTCTCCTCCGGAGGTCCGATCTCCTCTGGCCCCAATATAGGAATGGCTCCTGCTGGACTGTGGCAATTAGGACTGGCAGCAGACTCCGTTACGATAACCCCAAGGTTCAAGCACAAGGATATTAAGGTTGCGTCATTTGGTTCGGAGATTCCTGCGGAAATCCAGGCGTTGCTTCTGGACGTGGGTATCTCTATGGACCTGATTCATTACGACAATACGATCTTGGACGCGGTGATGTGCGAATCCCTGGGGGGGAGTGTAGAGTCCCCCTTGAATATTCCAGGGAGCTTGGAGTTACTAGCCCTGACAGGAACCACTGTTCCAGCAGGAACCCTTTTGGGGAACGGCATTCCCGTGCTATCCAGTGGATGTCATTTTTTCCACCTGAACATTCTCTCCCCCCAACAAGGATACCCGTGGAGGTTCTTGGCTACTTACATGGATGGAAACCCTCTAACCATTCCGTTAGGCGTGAAGGCCAGCATAGTGAAGTGTAACTTTCGGGCCATCCCCTATGCCATCCCGGCAAGTGTCTCTGGAGAGGGTGGGACACTCAGTTTTGGTGAGGGAATCCTTTTTGAACCAAGCTTCCGTGAAGGAGGCATGGCGTTCGGGGAGGTGTCATCCTCCGGTGTCGTCATTTGGGATCATACGGTTGACGTTCCCGACCTACTCTAAATAGTAGGAGAGTATAAATGGCTCGTGACTACTTTATCAATGGGGAATGTCTCGTTACCGTCAAGGGACGGTCCGATTCCCTCATTGCTGCCTCTACACAATTCGGATTGTCTACTGATCAGATTCGAGTGAGCCCACGACTCAAGTACAAAGACATGCAGGTAGAGGCATGGGGAGAGGGAACCCCTGAGACGCAGTGGATGCTGGCGGATCTCACAATCTCGATGAACCTCATCCACTTCGATGAAGCCATCCTGGAAGAGGTCTCCAGACTCTCAATGGGGGGTGCTCCTGCTTTTGGTCAGTTAGCTAGGGCTGGCACTCGTATGGGTGGGAACCTCCCCAGGTTCTCCCCAGGAAACAACTATGTCAGTGTTGGCATCACCTCCCCCGTGGCAGCTAAACCGTGGAGGTTCTACTACTGCTATATTCCAGAGGCGTTGTTCGGGGGGGGCTGGCCTTTGGGAGCGGAAAAGAGCGTCATCCCAGTGTCGTTTAGGTGTATACCCTACACTACCGATCCTTATGGTGGAGGAGCGGCCCAACCAAACACAGTTTTCGGAACCGGTGCTCAAGGTGCCTTCCTTTTTGACCGTGGTGCCGACTCCTAGTAGGAGTATTGAGATATGATTTGGGGACTGCGTTGGCTGTTTGAGAGGAAGGGAAGGTACGACGTGTACCACCCCTCCGAGCAACTTCTCTATCGGTACTGGAACGGTTACAAGTGGATCTACTCTGACCCCATGATCTTATGGAAAAGGCTAATGGAGAAAGGACCAGAACTCTCCATCGACATCAAGCTCGCGAACAGCATCCACAAGGACGCTCCCAAAGGTCATAAAGGCATGATTGAGAAGATGCAATGGATCTTCCAAGTCAAGCCTTACGATCCAGAGACACGCAAGGGGCTCACGGAGTTGAAGGTAGTAGAGTTGTTCGATCACTTTATGGTGTTCTGCGATACGCTTAAAAAAAAATCGAACCCCTCTCCGATCTCGTCCGGGGAGACCTCGGCTCCCTCCGCACCTACCTCGGCCGCAAGCCAACCTACAGAGAGTTCTTCGCCCTCTGGCTCAACAGGAAACGAGCCGAAAACAGACAGACCAGAATCGCCGCCGTCGCCTTCGCCATTGCCAGAGGACTCACCACTCCAGACCTCTCGTTCTTCCGCGACAATGCCGATGGAGAGGGAGAAGCCCTCCTCCTCCGTGCCCAATTCCTAGCAATGAGAGAGAATATGGGGGAATAAGAGACGTTGGGAGCGGATTTCGTATAATGACGGGAAGGAAGTGGTTCTAAGCCACTTCCTTCCCTGAACACAACCAACTGTAGGGAGAAGGTTATGTCTGATAGTCATTCTAGCGAGATTTGGAGAGCAATCAAAGGATACGAAGGCTTGTACGAGGTTTCCAACTGGGGACGTGTGAAATCGCTGGACAGATGGGTTACACAATGGAACAGGTACTCCTACATCCGCTACTATGTAAGGGGGAAGATTCTGCGTCTCGGGCAGTTGAAAAGTGGACATCGTACCGCCTTCTTGTGGAGGAATGGAACGCTCAAAGGGTGTTGTGTTCATCGGCTCGTTCTCGAAGCTTTCGTAGGTCCTTGCCCAAAAGGGATGCAATGCCGACACTTAGACGGGAACGGAGGGAACAATTATTTGGAAAATCTCCGTTGGGGAACCTTGAAGGAAAACAGGGAGGACATGATAGTGCATGGAACCGCTCCCCGTGGGGAAAACAATGGGTTTGCCAAGTTGACGTGGGAGAAGGTGGACGAGATCAGGAGGTTATACAAAACAGGCGAGTATTCCTGCATTCGTCTTGGGAAGATGTTCGGCGTTGGCAAACACTGTATTGGGTTGGTTGTTCGGGGAAAGACATGGATGAGAAGGTAGCACAGTTCCTCGCCATGAGAGAGAACATGGGGGACTGACATCATCAGGAAGGCGTCAAATTTCGCTCAGGACGCCTTCCGATAGTAAAAACGACAATTGGATCGTTTTCGGGGGATGGACGCGGTACAAGCGATTTTAGACGGGTTGGATGGGATAGTAACAAATGAAGCTTGATGCAGACTCAATCCGATCCCTCTTGGCCGGGCTTATCCCCAAGGTAGAGGAGGCTGTTTCCAGACCCTCCCTCCCCGTTCCCAAGAAGGGGGGAATCCCAATCCCCCCTGGTCCCACTCTTTCTCAACCTTCTCGTCCATCCCAGAGTAGTTCTCCAAGTGGTCCATCTCCTACTCCGTCTACAGCATCGGCTCCGCTTCCGTTGGTAGGACCCAATCTTCCTCAGTTGCCGACACCCAAGCAATGGTTGCCACCAACGCCTCCGACTCCTCTGCCACGCCCGGCGGTATCCAAGCCAGACGTTTATGGGTTAGCACCGGAAACACCCCCTGCTGAAGCCAGTCCAGTCCCGATTTCCCCACCGGCTCCGGTCTCTCCTCCCAAAAAGGGACGCTGGGATTTTGGGGATATCTCCAAAAAGAGGATGGGGAAAAATGTTCCCCATCACAGGTATCAAGCCCCTGAATCCGGGGAGTTTGATTGGTCCCAAACTCAGGGAGCAAGAGGGGACGAACGTCGCCCTTCTTGGGGGGTTGATTTCAATAGAGAAGAATATTCTGATCCACTACCCACTCCTAAAGGGGGAGGGAGGTCCCCTCCCAGACCAGAAGAACCCAAAGGAGGAGGTGGAAGCGGGGGGACAAAGGGAGGGAAAGAGAAGGAGGAACTAGGTTCTTTAGGAACAGCACAATTAGCCCTCAGAGCAGGGGCTGGTGATCCCACGGCAATGGCCGAACTGGGTACGAAGAAGGCAAGTGAGAAACAGCAGCAAGTGATCGGGACCGCTCACGAAACAGGTCAAGCATGGCGAAGTGAAAAGTTTGGGGATATAGGAGCCCATGCTTTCGGTGCGGCAGGCAAGGCCGGGGCGGCTATGGGAATTCCCGGGGCCGAGCCCATCGCCAAGCTTGGCGAGACAGTCATGAGTTCGATAGAGGGGTTACGAAAATGGACGGACCAGCTTAACCAATCCAATCTAAAGTTTGCCGAGTTCTCCGGGGCCATGTCCCAAGTAGAATCCCGTGCCAAAATGCGGGATGTGCAACTGTCTCGCGAACGGGGTGAAAATCGAGCGGAATCTGC